AGGTTACTTCAGGGGATATATCCGTTGTTTACCAAGGCGACGTTATCCTTGGCAGACTAGCTATGGGCGCAGACTACCTAAACCCAGCTGCTGCTGTAGAATTATATGTTGGCGCAACTGCACCATCTGCATTCTAATTACACTTTATACGGGAGCTTCGGCTCCCTTTTTTTTTATCTATGACTACACCAATAGCAACCGATACCGAACTATCCGCAGTTAATTCTATCTTGGGTAGCATAGGGCAATCACCAGTAACAGCAGTGGATACTGCTAATCCAGAGATAGCATTTATACAAAATATCCTTAATGAAGTAACTAAAGATGTACTGAACGAGGGATGGCATTTCAATACAGAAGATCACGTAACGGTTACACCTAACTCAGCTGGAAAAATACCAGTACCACAGAACTATCTTAGGTACGACTATTCTGAGGGACAATTTGATAAGCATGTAGATTTAATCAGGAGAGATGGTTTCCTTTATGACTTAGTAGATCACACGGATGTGTTCGATCACGAAATGAAATTAGATATTGTTTACCTCTACGACTTCACAGATATACCTTCAGTATTCCAGAGATATATTATTTCACGCGCTTCAACTAGAGCAGCTACTCAGCTTGTATCTAATAGAGAATTAGTTGCCTTATTACAAGTACAAGAAGGAACTAATAGAGCAGCCTTACTTGAGTACGAATGTAATCAGGGAGATCATTCCTTCTTTGGATTCCCACATAACTCAGGATATAAATCTTACCAACCTTACAACTCACTTCATAGATAATGGCAAGTATTACACAAAATATACCAACGCTAAATGGAGGACTATCACAACAGCCAGATGAGCTTAAAATTCCGGGACAAGTTAGTGTTGCAAAGAATGTAATACCTGACGTTACTCACGGATTAATGAAGCGTCCCGGGGGAAAGTTAGTAGCTTCTCTTAGTGATGGTACTAATAACTCCAGCACCAATGGTAGATGGTTCTCTTATTACAGAGATGAAGACGAACAATATATAGGACAGATCAGTAGAGCTGGTGACATCAATGTATGGAGATGTAGTGATGGTGCTGAGATGGTAGTGAACTATGACAGTGCTACTACTTCTCAACTCACAAACTATCTAACTCATACAGATGATGAAGATCTACAAACTTTAACTCTGAATGACTACACCTTCATTACTAACAGAACGAAGACAGTATCAATGTCTAACACTGTTGAGCCAGTCAGACCTCCTGAAGTTTTTATAGATTTAAAAGCTATTTCCTACGCTAGGCAGTACGCATGTAATCTATACGACAACCAAGTTATGTCTCCAGTTTCTACAGCTACAAGGATAAGTGTAGATCTGATTAAGTCTAGTAATAACTATTGTGATACCAATGGAGGTATGGTTGCTCGTAACAGTAGACCTTCACAAAGTACAAGATGTGATGATACAGCTGGTGATGGTAGAGATGCTTATGCACCTAACGTCGGTACACGTATATTCAACGTAACTGATGGAGACAGTCTTACAGATGATGCTGTATCTGGAAGTCACACATACACAATAGATGTAAAAGATTCAAACGGTAATTCGGTTAATAGAGGAGCACAGTTATATTTCAGGATTAGAACTGTTGGACAGTCAGTACCATTTACGACTGGTTCTGGAGAAAACCAAACAACTACATACCAAGCAAGATATACCACAACATACGATATGTTGTATGGAGGTGTAGGCTGGCAACAGGGAGACTATTTCTATGTATGGATGGATGATGGATACTATAAAGTAACTGTCGAATCTATAAGTACTACACAAGTACAAGCTAACTTAGGTTTGATTAGACCTAATCCAACTCCCTTCGATACAGAGACTGCTATTACTGCTGAGAGTATCCTTGGAGATATAAGACAAGCGATTATAAATGCTGGTAATTTTACCTCTGCTAATATCCAGCAGATAGGTAATGGTTTATATATAACTAGACCATCAGGAGCTTTTAATATAACTGCTGTAGCTGGAGATTTACTTAGAGTAATGTCTAGTGAAGTGAAGAATGTAACTGATCTACCAGATCAATGTAAGCATGGATATGTTGTAAAAGTAGCTAACAGTGAAGCTGATGAAGATGACTACTATGTGAAGTTCTACGGTAACAACGATCAAGATGGTGACGGTGTTTGGGAAGAATGTAATAAACCCGGGAGAAAGATTGAGTTTGATAAAGGCACTATGCCTATCCAATTAGTCAGAGAAGCTAACGGTCAATTCAAAGTATCTCAAATTACATGGGATAACTCTCCAGTAGGAGACCCTGATATTACTAACCCAGAACCATCATTTGTTGGAAACACTATTAACAAGATGGTGTTCTATAGAAACCGTATGGTAATGCTGAGTGATGAGAATGTAATCATGTCACGCCCGGGAGACTTCTTTAACTTCTGGTCCAAGACAGCTACAACATTCACACCTACTGATGTTATTGATTTATCTTGTAGTTCTAACTACCCAGCTATTGTCTACGATGGTATTCAAATAAATACAGGATTACTCTTATTTACTAAGAATCAGCAGTTTATGTTGACTACAGACTCTGATATCTTGAGTCCTCAAACTGCCAAGATCAATGCAGTTTCTACATATAACTTTAATAATAAAACTAATCCAATTTCATTAGGTACAACTGTCGCCTTCTTGGATAACGCTAATAAGTATTCTCGATTCTTTGAGATGTCTAACGTGCTTAAGCAAGGGGAGCCTGATGTTGTAGATCAAAGTAAACCTATATCAACTGCACTGCCAAAAGATCTAAGTCTGATCTCTGAATCCAGAGAGAACTCAGTCGTATTTTTTAGCCAAAAAAATTCCTCAACACTTTTCGGATTTCGATATTTTGGAACGAGTGAAGGGAGGATGCTACAAGCTTGGTTTACTTGGGATGTAACTGGACTGCTTCAGTACCATTGCATGATGGACGATTCTATCTACCTTATTGTTCGTAATAACAATAAAGATCAGATGTTAAAAATCGCTTTAAAACTTGATGATAATGGTCATTTTATAACTGTCGATGAAGATGATTTCAGGGTACATTTAGATCATTCCACCAGTACTACTGGCTGGACATACGCTAATGGTAAATCTACTAAAGCTAAACCTGTAGGGTTAGAGAGTACAGCTCAATTAGTTGCTTACGATACTGATACAGGAAATAATATTGGTCGATATGGAAAGATAACTATCAATGGTTCTAATATGGAGCTTGATGGTGACTGGTCTGGAGAGACATTTATTATTGGATATCTATATGAGATGGATATACAACTACCTACTATCTATACAACCTCAACTCAGGGAGATAAGACGAGAGCTGATACAAAAGCTTCTTTAATTATCCATAGACTGAAGGTTAACTTTGGACCGGTAGGAGTATATGAAACTAAACTGACCCGAACAGGGAAAGCAGACTTTACAGATTTAAAAGAACTGGCTGTAGCTAGTGGATTAGCAGCTAATAGATTACCAGTTCTGGATGAAGTACAGCAGACAATACCTTGTTACGAGAGAAATACAAACTTAAAGATAAATATTAAATCAAACCATCCATCCCCAGCCACAATATTTTCATACGCATGGGAAGGAGACTACACCAATAGATTTTATAGGCGTGTCTAAATTTATACATGAAATAACTGAGGAAGCTGCACTAGCTGTGGCTTCCAATCTTTTACCAGATGACCGTAGAGAAGTTGAAGAGGGTCATGGACATGATCCTGTTGAAATAATTCCTCAATGTGCTCAGTTGGGACAGACCGTATACTTTACTGTTCCAAACGGTGACTTAGCAGGGGTCGCAGGCGTACAACCTGATGGCAGAATCTGGATGTTATGTACCCCAGCTATAAAAAAATATCCCACTACTTTTGCTAGAGAAGCTAAAAGATATGTGGAAAGTAGACAAGAGAAGTTGCTCTGGAACATCGTTGATAAACGAAACAGAGTTCATATAAAACTACTCAGATTCCTCGGGTTCAAATTTTTGAGGGAATTAAATCACGGACCCAATCAATTACCTTTTATGGAGTTTTGCCGTGTGCCTAGGAGCAGCAGCGAGAACAGCTAATGCAAACGCTCGCAGAAGATATAAGTACGAACTAGAGAGGAGAGAACGTAACTGGAATCAAACGACTTCCATGTACAATGCCCAGCTAGTTAAGTACCAAGAAGATAGTGAGAATGTTAACTTAGCAATGGCTCAGTCTGTTGTCGATCAGCAAGAAGCGATGGACGACGCTAGGGGTCAAGCTCAAGTTAAGTATCAAGAACTATTTAGAAAAGTATTCCAAAACAGTGAGTATTCCAAACTTGTAGCATCTGGTCAAACAGGTAAATCTACAAAAAGAATAGGAGCAATGGAATTTGCTAAGTATGGAAGAGATGTAGCTGAGATATCAAGAAGTCTCATCCTGAATGACAGAGAACTAGCTAAGAAGACAGGAAAACAACAAGCGCAATATAAACAATTCAAAGATCAGGCATTTGCCAAAGTAGCATTCCAACCTATTCCTGATGTTGAACCACCTCAACCAGTTATGCAAAACGTTGGTGCAGCTGCACTAATGGATGGACTATCAATAGCTTCATCTATCGCTACAGCTGGTGGTTCTGGTGGCTTTAACTGGTGGTGATAAATGAGATTTGAATTTACTGAATCAGCTGATTTTGCAGCTGCTTTAGGATTAACGTATGACCCAGTAAATAAGAGTTATGACAGGCGTGAAGAGCTAGAGCAAGAGAACGACAAGACTCGTCTCAAAAATGCTGAGATGCCTGTAAAGCTTATTAAAGAGTTAATCGACTTTTCTCCTAAAGCTAAACAAATGTACGAAGGTATTCAAGATAATGCCTTCGATAGGAATACAGCGGATGGTTGGGAGGATGTACCTCCCGATCTGACTGAGAATATTAATGGGAATATTAAAAAGCTCTATGAAATAGATGCTGGTTATAACTATATAGAAGCTGAAGCTACTAAGAATAAAGATATTCCGACCTTAGAATGGTTACGTCAAGATGGAGTCAGACTAGCTAAGAACAGAGACTTGTTCATGCTTGATAGCAAGAACATGTTAAACAGCCAATTCAACTCTTTTATTGAGAAGAATTACCCTGATGGATTTAATAATGAAAGGGAAGCTTTAGCAGCTTTTAATCAATTCCGCAGAGGATTTAGCTATAACATGTCCCAGCTGGGATATAACGGTGGTTATATAAAAGCTAGAACAGAAGATAAGTTTGATGAAATAAAAGAAAACTTTCTTTCAAAAGCCGTTACAGATGTTACTGGTAAGTACACTCTTAAGAATGACAGGTTACTAAGAGCGCATGTTAATACTGCACTCAATGTCTCCAAAGATCATTTTCAATCTGCTGAAGCTTGGGTTACTAATAACTTAGGTAAGTTTAATGGCAACAAAGCCAGAGCTTGGGAGTTCTTTTTAACTGAAGCTGTTGACAGTGTGAGTAAAGGAACCGGAGGTTGGGATAATGTCGAAGAGATACTTTATTCCACTGTTGATGGAAATAAGAAATATAACGAGCTACTAATTGAAAAGCTTGGCGGTAGTCAAGAAGGTGGTGAGATAATGAGAGATATTCTCCTTAAATTAGAGACAGCTAAAAAGACTTGGGCATCACGTAAGACTGATGGTAATAAAGTTTATCAAGTTGAAATTGAGGAGAAGATTAAAGAGCTAGAAAAAGATGGACCTTTAGGTAAGCAAGCACTAGCAGAGTTTCTTCGCAAAGAATGGGATTGGTCTAAAGGAGGAGCACTTCCTCAAGCTCTCTTGGGACGATTAACTACAGAAGATGTTAATGATTTCGATACAATCGCAATCCTCGAACAGCGTTACAAGATAGGAGAGAAGATATTCCCTCAAGATATAAATCAAATTAACGATACAAGACTTAGGGAAGAGTGGACTAAGAGACTTAACTTCACTACTGAGAATGGACAAGCTGTAGCTCAAGATCCTCTGGTTGCTGATGCTACTCAGATAACATCTGCTACCACAATGATTGAAGCTCACGCTGATACAAGAACTAAGTTAGGTGGTATTCCCGGGAAGACTGAAGAGTGGCTTAATTTAAAAAATAATGGATTAGCTTATTTTCAAGATAGGTATGCGTTCCATATCAAAGACGCTCCTAGTAAAACAGCTGCTTATAATTTAGCAATGGCAGATGTTAAGAATGCCATGATCAATAATAAAGGTTATATTGGCGGAACATTATCAGATGTAGATTTTACAGCTGGTTTTGATTTACCTACTAAAGATGATATTGAAGACCATAGTCTAAACATAGTTAAAGCTGAGAGACATATTAAAGAACTCAGTCCAGATGGTTCAATTATTAATAGTGAAATCATCTATGGAACTGAAGAGTATGTAGAGGAAGCATATAACTTATATCAAAAGACTGGTACTACCTCTCTTATTTATGAACAGATAGCAGCTAACATCCCCGGTATAAGTGGAGCTGAATTGCAGTATG